ATACAAAAAATAAGAAGAGAAGCTTGTCCACCTTTACCTCAATCTCAAAGACTTCAACAGAAAGTAAATGCTGTTACTAGCACCGTAGGAAGTATAAGTATTAAAATAAATAAATTTAAAAAAATATCAAGTACGATAATTACATTAGTAAAAGTATTTAATGCAATTAAATTATTAGTACTAAAATTACCTGTACCTCAAGCAGTACCTCCTGGAGTAGGTTTACCTGTAGGTTTTTCCATGGTACAAACAGACCTATTACATAAGTTTAAAGAAAAAATAAAACAAAGTCAAGACGATGCTGAAGGAATAGTAGAACTTATAAAGGCTTCTGCTCCTAATCTACAAATGTACACCAAAATACTAAAGAGAATAAACATAGTAACTAACGGGTGTAGATTGGAAGGGGTATTAAAAAGAGAAGTAGCAAGAGGTAGGCTAACTAATGAAAGATTAGAAGCATTAGGCATACTAAAAGACGGTAAATACATATTTAGTGAATTAGGACCTAATCTTTTTGACGATTTTGATTTTACTAGAGACGGTAACGTATACGAAAATAACAGCGTTAACGGTACGAAAAATAAACAAGAACTAGCTGATAATGCAGAAAACGACTTATTAGGTGCACTACAAAAATTAGATAAAGAAGGAATCGACATAGGAGACATATTTAATGCCTTCAAAGGAGAAACTGAAGATCAAAGATTAAATAACCCAGATAATTTTTATACTGCTGCAAATGGAGAAGTTTACGAACTTAAAATAAGGTTAGATAAAGACTCTCCTAGTATAGCTCCTAGAAGATTTGCAGTAGCAATCGATAAATCTGGAGTAGAAATATTAAAAGGCCCTAAATCCTTCAGTTCTGATACAAAAATTTTGATTGACGAACTTAAATTTAGATTAGATAATCAACTTCCATAACTAAACTATTTATATATATGAAACTCGATAAATTAAGACAAATCATACGAGAAGAAGTAAGAGCTGCAGTTAAGGAGGAGTTACAAGAAATGTTAACAGAAGCAGTAAAAATTGCTAGTACTCCTGAAACTAAAAAGCCTACAAACGTTTACCAACCAGTAAAAAAAGGACAACCGAAAAGATGGTCTGTTGGAAAAAGTGCTACATTAGATGAAATGTTACAGCATACAGCAGCTACCATGTCTGGTGAAGATGCTAAAAACTTTTCACAAGGTGGAGTTAAAAAACCTAACTTTGCATCATCAATGGGTGCTCAAATGGGAATGACTGAAAATGCCGGACCTATGCCTGGTATAGATATTAGTAAATTAGATTTTGTAAATAAAGCAAAATCAGTTTTAGATGCATCATATAAAAAAGATAAAGCGAGAGGAGTATAATGGCATTTGAGATAAAAAAGATAGACCCTAGAGATTTACAACCAAGAGTTGCAATAGGCGTTAAACTACCGTTTAGCGGTAAAGCTGTCTTTAACTCAACTTTTACCTCTGCTGAAGCAATAAAAAATAATTTAATTAACTATTTTCTTACCGGTAAGGGAGAAAGGTATATGAATCCTACATTCGGTAATGGACTACAAACACTACTGTTTGACCAACTAACTGAGTCTAAAGTAGCGCAAATCGATGCTTTAATAAAAGCAGATTTAGAAGCGTTCTTTCCTAGAGTAGAAGTAGTTAACATACAAACACAAGGAGACCCACAAACAAACACAGTTGCATTTGCTATGTCTTATAGAGTGAGAGAAACTAACATAGAAGATGAACTAGTAATAAATTTTGAACAATAATGGCTGAACAACGAGACATAAAATATATCAATAGAGAGTTTTCAGACTTTAGAACGCAACTTGTTGAGTATGCCAAACAGTATTTTCCTGATAGCTATAATGACTTTTCAGCTACAGCTCCAGGTATGATGTTTATTGAAATGGCATCTTATGTAGGTGACGTTCTATCGTTTTACCAAGATACTCAATTACAAGAAACGTTTTTACAACATGCTCAAAATCCTCAAAACCTATATACCATGGCGTATATGATGGGGTATAGACCTAAAGTAACTACTGCATCAGAAGTTGAATTAGAAGTTACTCAAGAGGTAGATCCTATAACCGGAGGTGATACACCAGATTTTGATCAAGCATTATTCATTTCTGGTGGAGCTGTGGTAGGAGCTACCGACTCTAACGATACTAAATTTATTATAGATTCTTCAGTAGACTTTAAATTTAGTAGTTCATATGATCCGACTGAAGTTACTATAACAACTATAGATTCAGGTACAAATTTACCTTCTGTATTTCAACTCAAAAAGAAAGTTAAAGCATACTCAGGAACAGTAAATACACAAACAGAGGCTATTGGTTCAGCACAAAAATTTAAAACTATAGAAATTGAAGATGCTAACATAATAAGGGTATTAGACATTACCGATAGTGACGGCAACCTTTACTATGAAGTACCTTTCTTAGGACAAGACACTATCTTTTTAGAAAAAAACAATCAAAGCTCATACAATGAATTAGTTAAGAGCACTGTACAACTTACTAAAGTTCCTAGAAGATTTGTGACCAGATTTACTTCTACCGGTACTTTACAAATACAATTCGGAGCTGGTATAATTAGCGCAGACGATGAAGCTTTCTTACCAGACCCTACATTGCTTACTAAATTTGGTAGTCAAGATGCAGTAAATGCCATAGACATAGCGTATGATCCATCTAATGTACTATTTTCTAGAACATACGGATTAGCACCTTCAAATACAACTTTAACCATAAGGTATATAACTGGAGGAGGAGTAGGTAGTAATGTTCCTTCTAACACCGTAACCACTAAAACAAGTTTAGGCACTATTACTGCTACTGATACTTCTAAAGAAAGTACTTTAGCATTCAACAACCCTAAAGCTGCTACTGGTGGTAAAGACGGAGACACTGTTGAAGAATTAAGACAAAATGCACTACGTTCTTTTGCTGAACAAGGTAGAACAGTTACAGTTGATGATTACACTGTAAGAGCTTTAGCAATGCCTTCTCAATTTGGTGCAATAGCTAAAGCATACGTAACTAGAGAATTATTAGCTAATTCAGATAGAAGCGTATTAGATAAAAATCCTTTAGCATTATCATTATATGTATTGGCATATGATGTTGACGGTAAATTAACCACAGCATCTAATACACTTAAAGAAAACCTAAGAAAGTATTTATCTCAATATATGATGATAACTGATGCATTAGATATAAAAGATGCATTTGTAGTAAATTTAGAAGTAAAATATGAAGTACTTACATTACCTAATTATGCATCAAGAGAAGTATTAACAAGATGTACCCAAGTACTAAAAGATTATTTTAAGACAACAAAAAGAAATATAAACCAGCCTATAAATTTATCAGAACTTTATACTGCTTTAGATAAAGTAAAAGGAGTTCAAACAGTTAAAGATATAAAGATAAAGAATTTAGCTGGAGGTAATTATTCAGGATATGCTTACGATACAGAAGGAGCAACAAAAGATAATATAGTTTACCCATCTTACGACCCTTGTATTTTTGAAGTAAAGTTTCCTGATTTAGATATTAAAGGAAGAGTAACAGCAATATAAAATGGCAATATATAGAATTTTTCCTGAGAAGGATACGTATATAAACAGTAAACCTACAACAGCAGGCTTATACGGTAATGCTGGTTTGGATGAAATTGTAGAGATTGCAGGTTACCCTGACCCAACAGATCCAGCAGTAGGAAGAACTAAAAGAACACTAATTCAGTTTAGGTCTACAGATATAACTCATGCAGTAGATAATATAATAACAGGTAGTATTTCAGCTAGTGTACATCTTTCGTTAGCTAATGCAACAGAATTACCGTCATCTTATACTATTGAAGCATACCCAATATCGTCTTCATGGACTAACGGAACAGGGAAAGGTAACGATGCTCCTGTAAACCGAACTGGGTGTAGTTGGAAATATAAAGATGCAGCAACAACTGAATGGAGTAGTTTAGGAAGTGACTTTATATCTTCTAGTGTATCGGGTAGTAAAACAAACGATTTAACATCAACACATGATTTAGATATTGATGTATCAAACATAGTTTCATCACACTATAGTTCTAGTTTACCTAATTACGGTATATTGTTAAAGTTAGAAGATTCATATGAAAATTATCTATCTCAATCTATAACATTAAAATATTTTAGTTCTAATACTAACACAATATTTCCTCCTTATTTAGAGTTTAAACATAACGATACCGTGTATGACAGTACATTAACTGAACTTAATACTGATATTGCAACTGTATCAATTAAAAACAATAAAGAAGAATATGCTGATTCTGATATAGTAAAGTTTAGAGTATCTGCTAGACCTAAATATCCAACAAGAACATTCACTACAGGTTCTGTTTACCTAACAGAATATAAACTACCTGCAGCCTCTTACTATGGAATTAAAGATGAATTTAGCGGTGAAATGATAGTAGATTTCGATACAGTATATACTAAAATAAGTGCTGATAATACAAGCAGTTACTTTAACATATACATGGACACATTTCAACCAGAAAGACATTACAGACTTTTAATAAAATCTGTTATAAATGGTAGTACTGTTGTCTTTGATAATAAAAACATCTTTAAGGTAGTAAGACATGGCTAATG